CCCCTGATAGCAGGGGTTGCGGCACTACCATCAACATCGGATAGGCCGTCTGTGCCTGAAAGAATCAAACTCATGCTAATTGCTCCTCTGTAGGTTTAGGCAGTGTTGGGTGATTCCAAAAAGCTATGTAGTCACCTTTGCCATCGCTGTCGTTTTGCAAGCCGATAGTTCCAGCAATACCAAAATCTTTGTTTTGCAGTTCAGGATAGATTAATTTAATTTTTTCGTAAAGTGTCATCATGCGCCCCTTACCATTGAACCAGACATACGAGTATTATTTGCAAAAGGTGATGTGCCTGATGCGTAAACATAAATCTCAACATAATCTGTTGAACCATTAAAATAAATTAGATCGGATATAACAACACCATAAGCATTATTAGCGGGTATTGTTCCATAACTACCATAGGTTACAGTTGTTCCTGCGTTTTTATAAAATGCTATTGCAATAAATGTCACGTTATTAGAAGCGGAATTTAAAAAAGAACTACCATTAAGTTGATAATATCCAGCAACATTTGGTTGGAAACGATAATTTGTTGTTGAATCAAATGCCGATGCAGTATCAAAATACTCCAAAGTCATTGTTGCTTTTGTCCATGTGTTAGTAGTTATGCTCTGATTTCCATTACTGTATGCACTAAACGCAGGAGTACCGCTAACACCTTTGGGTATAGATACATTCTGTGAAGCATCTACAGTAACCGCCGTAGTCCCATTGGTCTGTAGTGCAAGTACACCGCTACCATCAGAACTATATTTAAGCCCTGCTGAACCGCTTACTGCGCCGTTGTCGGAATTTAAAATGCTTGGCATTATTGTGTTACCTCATCTGCGGGGGTCGGGACGTTGCCCTCTGCAAGCCAAGCAAGGTAGGCTTGGTAGTATAGATTTTCTGGAACGCATGAAATAATTGCTCCATCTTCCATACGTTGAACAAAGTCGCCGCCAAGTTTTGCTATTACAAGTTTGTACATTTATAACTCCGCATCTACTTTAATTGTTGCTGTGGCAATTTGGCTATGGTTTGTGTTTTGGTACAGACCATTTGTTGCAGGGCCACCACCATAACTGATAAACGTAGCGCCAGTTCCAGCATCAAACGTAGTTGTAATTGCGGTTGCGGCGCTTCTTAGTTGCACCATAAAATCAACAGATTTGTATGCACTAGTAGTTGTAACTACAGTAGTTTTGATTTGATAATAACGCTGTGCAAGCTGAAGCTCAGTCCCATAAGGCCTGTAATCAAAGCTAGTTGCTGTTGAGCCTTTTTCTAGCTGTACGCCTGTGATGTAGAAAGTAGCGCCGTTTGTGCCGACTACTGATACAGAGCCAGTTGGCTGAACAATGTTGCCAGCACCCCAAGAACCAGCAGTGCCAGTAAAGGTTGAGCCAGAACCTAGACCATAGCGCACCATAAGTCCTACACCGTTTGTGGTCAACCAAGTTCCTGATTGGTCGCCAGCAATTGTGACGGTTTTCTGTTCCCATGTATTTGCCGAACTGATGGTATAGCTAAACACATACGACCTATTTGCGGCATTGTTAATAATGCTCCCACCAAAAGTACCTGTAAGGCTTGAGCGCACCCAAAAAGACAATGTGACGGTTTGAGCGTTAGCTGTACCCCACGCCAAATCAGCAACATTTAATCCTTCAATTAATTGATACATTCCAAAAGCATCGCCAGTTAAAACACTATAAGCAGACGATGAAGTAAACGCCAAATAGTCAGTAAACCCTACTGGTGCGGCAACGCCTGTAATTGTTTGCTCAACTGTAAATTTAGATGCTTGCGTAAGAACAGCCGCCCATCGGTCAAGAGTGTATTGTCCATTAGTCGGCGTAACACTCGCCCCCGCATTCCTTTGGTCAATAACCATCGCACCATTGATGATGCGGTTCTTGAAGCCGTAGTAGCCAGTGGTTGTGCCTGTACCGCCAGAGGCTTCTGGAAGAACTTGAGCTAACGAAACAACTTGAGCCGAACTAATTGTCAATGCCGTGGTAGGCGTAGCACCTGTCTGAATAACAAGCGCCCCTGTTGTATCTGCTTCAACAGAATATGCAGTGGTTAACGTAGTGGATGACTTGATCGTACTCATATGATTACGTGCCTTTGTCCTGATGCAATAGTTATGGTCACGCCGCTGTTGATTGTCAGAGGGCCAACAGTGAAACCATTCTGTCCTGTGGCAACCGTTCCGCTTACCGTGGCGGTATCTGCATTAAGCATGACCGCCCCAACACCGCCGCCTATAGCATTGGACGTAAAGCTTGCTGGGTAAGTGACAAACACATCCTTTGTACCCGCAGTAAAGTTGACCAGTGAACCTGCGTTGCTGGATGAAATAACTGTGGTTCTGGCAAGCGTTGTGCCGGACGAGGTGTATGTGCCAATCCCAACTTCCCACTCTGTGCCGGTTTGGGCTGCAATGGTGTAGTAGGTGGTATTAGCGTTACCAATTGCAGAAAAGGACTGATACCCAGCCGATGCGCCAAGCAGCGTCACTGTTCCCGTACCAATCGTAGTGGTCGTTTCTTTAACGCGGTCTGCAAGTACAAAAGCCATGTGAATCCTTAATCCGTCTCAACCAAAGTCCAGTCGGCTGTTTCCGCGTTGTTTACCAGCGCCCAGCCAGCAGATTGAGAATTGTTGACATTTTGCCAGTTTGAGATTTCGCTGTCATCAACCAATCTCCAATATATAGCAATTACATTTCCAACCGAACCCGTAGCCTGAACCCCAGACAGCGCCACAGTAACTACAGGGCCAACCGTACCAACCAAGCCTTCCGCTGAGTCCGTGGTTAAGAACCCAACCTGAGCGTAGTCAACAGCACTGACCGCGCCAGACGCTGTGACACCTGTCAAAGCAACTGAAATTACAGGGGCTACCGTACCAACTTCACCTACAGCCACATTGCCGGTTATTGCAAACGACTCGTTGTAGGTTATTGTTCCAACAAGACCAGAAGCCTCTACGCCTGACAGCGCAACCTCTACACCGCCGTTGGTTACTGTGCCAACCGCCCCAGAAGCTGACACCCCAGACAAAGCAATCGTTAGCACCGCTACCGGTGTACCAACTTCACCGTTGGCGTGAACTCCAGCTAGCAATGGAAAGTTGGTTTCGTCTACATTGCCAACGTCCGTAAAAGCCACAACCCCAGTCAGAGGGATGGAAATATCAACGCTGACCGTTCCAACACTACCTGTTGCCTCGTCTCCCGTTACTGCGGTTGATCCTGTGGCAACAACAGTACCCACATCACCTGCGGCTACGACCCCAGTCAGAGCAACTAAGCTTTCTTCTGCTACAGACCCAACATTTCCAGACGCAGACACGCCCGATAGGGCGACAACAACTACGGTCTCGCCAAGAGCGGCATAAGGTGACTGGGCGTATGCGGATATACCAAACATGGTCTACGGCCTGCGCCGCCTCCGCTTAGGTTGTAGCCAGACGCAACAGTGCTGTGGTGGTGTTGTTCACAGGCATTGTCAAAGTGAAAGTACCCGCCGTAATGGTCTGTGAACCAAACGTGTGGACACTCACCGCCTTGTTGCTCTGTGATGCGTTGTAGATCAGTACGGCATCAAACGCTGTGGTCAAAGTTACTGAGGTGTAAGTCAAGCTGGCAGAAGGCGTAAAGAAGGCTACCCCAGCAGTTGCTGAACTATTGGTTGCAGTTGGTGGCGTTGCGTTTGTTACAACAATGCCTCCAGCAGAATAGCCTGCGCCGGTTACTTCACCTGTTGATGAATACACGGTGGTTGAGGCGTTGATGGTGGCGGAAGCCAAGTACAAAGCCGCTCTGAAGGTGTCAGCAGTGGAGGCCGCACGAATAGGCGCAGTGCCAAAGTTATGCGTTGCTGTCAGCAACTCGCCCATAAACGAGGTACACATTGATTGAGTATTTGCCATGATTTATCCTTTAAGCAAAAGAAGCTGTTTCGCCGCCACCAAAAACGGCAGTTTTTTTCAGGGTCACATGGGCAGAGCGGTGGACAAGCTCACCCTCCAACCAGTACTCAACCCATGTGGTAAGTTCGTTGTCATTATCGACTGTACCCTCTCGCTTTTCAAGCAGAGATTCGTCCATATCGCCTTTGGTTGTAAATACAGTTGCCATTACACGATCCTTATGAGTGCTGACGTGCTTGTGTTGGCAGGCATCGTCACGGTGAAAGTATTGGTAGATGTTTTGTCGTTACCAAAGTCCAAAACACAAATTGCGCCATTCGCTCCAGCTTTGTAAATCAAAGCACCACGGGCGGTGATTGATCCAGTCCATACTGGGGATGTGAATGACACATACACAACGCTGCCGGAAGCCGTGACTTCAGAGGAGACGGTGGCGGTAACAACCTGCCCACCAGCAGCATAGTTTCCCCCCGTAGCCTCTCCAGTGGTTGTATATTCTGTAGTGGTTTCATCTAACGTAGCATCGTTGGTGTATAAAGCCAACCTGAACGTGTCGGTCGTCAAGTTGATTGATGCATTAGCCAAACCACTACGCAAGGTGTTGCAAGAGAAGTTGCCGGTAAATGCCATTAACGCACCCCGTTATTCTGCGGCAAAGGCGCTTGACGATACTGACCACTGCGGTATGCGTCACTACGCTCCAGACCATCGCCCAGACGCTGAGCCAGTGCAAGAGCTTCTTTGTATTTCATGTCGTACCCAGAAATGATGTCAACCTCACCTTTCATAAAGGTGTAGGCTTCAACCAATGCGCCATACAACAGAACGGTGTCAAAGTTGTCACCCAGCCATGTTTGACCAGAAGCGACGGTAGTAATTGACTCGGGGTAGTAATAGTAGTGCAACTCTACGTAATACGCGGCATCAGGTGTTGGGCCAAGAATAAGAGAAAGCTCGTTGGTAATTGCTGAACTGATGATTGTTGGGCCAAACAAGGCGTAGTATTTGGGTACACCTGTGTCGTTTGGCGCAGGGTACGCTTGACGGATGAAGTTCACATCCTTGTTCAACAAATACTCAAACGCGCCTGTATCTAAGTTCCCGCCGATAACACCTGTCACCAACGCCAAAGAATACACAGACAAGAAATCTTCTGGTAAAGATATGTACTTGTTGTTTACCGTGATTGGAGAGTACTGATTCTTGCGCAATGACGGGAACTGAACTGAGTTGTATATACGTTGTTCAGCCTGCGTAATGAAGGTGTTGATCTGCGTGGTTGCAGATACAGTTGCTCCACTCGCAAGGTATACATCGGGGAACTGATTCTCCGTGTACGACTGAATCGTGTTATACAACGTCGTGTAATTCATGCCATCGGGCCTCGTGCCATCAAGCCTTTAGTAGCCGCGCCAGTGCCACGTACTTTGATGCTAGTTGTCTTGACAGGCTGATTGCCAGCAGCTTTGCTGACGTTACCAACGCTCATGTTGACTGTTTGAGCTTCGCTGCGGTTTGGCAGTTTGCCGGGGTTAGGTTCAATGCCAACAGCTTTGCCTTTCATGGTGTGTGGCTGTGCATACACCATAGCGTTGCCAACTTCTTTGCCCATTCGTTTGTCGCTGAATTTAGCCATTATTTGCCTCGCTGATTTGCAACTTTTGCCATACCGCGACCCATTTTCAACATCATCTCATTGGTCTTGCCACCCTTGGCTAATTTGGTCATAGGCTTGCCGGGGTGCAGCTTTTTCTCATGCTTATGCACTGCGCCAGCAATCATCTTTTTATCTTGTTTCAAATCTTTTTTGTCCATGATTAACTCCTAAGTTACGCTTACCGTTACTGTACCAAGTTCTACCGCTAACACCAAGTTATTTGGCGTTAAAAGAGTGTCAAACCCACTTGCTCCGCCAACAGGATACCAACCCCACTGGAAGATCCGGCTACCACCCTCCACTGTTCCTGCGCCATTAGTGCCAGTGCCGGTCGGGTCAAGCTGCAACCCGTTTGTTCCTGAAAGCACATAACTGCGGTCAGGTCGAGGATTCCTCAAAGCCTGCGGATCGTCGACGGGGTACATACCCAACTGCAACTGAGGATGGTCTGGATCCCAACAAGCCGGACAAACCAACAAGTTGTATTCCTTTGTCTTGATAATCTCGGTCTTCAGAGTCTTCAGCTTAAACCTCTGTCCGCACCGGTCACACTCCGAAATTGCATGTCTGCCGGAGGCATAACGATTACTCACCGCTACCTCCCAATGTAGGACTGGCGAGGCACAAGTCTCAAAGCCGCCTTCTCGTGATCTTCATAGGCTGCAAGCTCCCACGCCTCGTCATACTGAGCTTTAAGGAATGGGAGGCGCTCTGCGCCAGTTGGAATCTTTCCAGCGATGTAATACGACAGGCCAGCCGCCATACAGGGCAAGAATCTAAAAGGCACATCCATGATGTTGACACCGCCGCCTGCGTCTTGGGTGCGGCGCAGCCGCCAATACACAAATTGGTATTGCTGTGCATTGTCTGGGGTAGGCCAAACGGTGATCGCTGGAACTTGCTGCCAATAAACAGCGGTTGTGCTTGTGTGGCTTGCGGCGGTTGTATTTTGCTGACCCCGGAAACAGTTATACAGGGTGTTGCCTGAGATATAGCTGTAGTTGATGATCTCGTTGTCAATCTTTACAAACCCAGCAGCAGGCAAGCCAACCGCAGAATTCAATACAATTTCGGTAGAGATGGCTGTAATAGCGCCATTTAAGGTTAACCCTGTCGGCGAGGTTTGACCGTTGTATCGTTGAATCCAAACCTGAATAGGTCTGGCTTGTTGAATCTTGTTGGGGATCGTGGCGTAGGTGGAGACGCTGATCCTTGTAATACTCAAGTCGGCTTGAGTTGCAGCTATGTTTGCGCCTGTACGGATTACATGCTCAAGCAAATCAATGGTGTCATCTGGCAGGGCGTATGTGTTCTGGCCTTGCACGAAGTCAATTGTGCCAGTCTCAATAGTCCACAGGTTGATGCCACGGTTTGCCCAGTCAGCAAACATGATGTTTAAACTGCGTCTGGCTGTACGCAAGTCATACCCGGTGCGAAGCTCACCACCGGCGCGTTCAAACGCTTCCTCTACCAGTTCGGTGAGGTCTAGGTTGAAACTTACTGCGCCGGAGGTGTTTGCCATTATCTAAATCCTGCCGTTTTCTTTGCTATACCTTTGGGCTGGGCAACAAACTGCTTACCCGCCGCCTTACCTTTGCGCTTGGCTTTGGTTGTTGCAGCGTACTCAGCGGAGGACAAAGACTTGATAGCCGCTTCAGGGAGATACCTCTCACCTGTTTTTGACGAAGGCTTCCCCGACTTGGTGCGCCATTTCTGGTCGCCCCAGTTTTTAAGGGAAGTCTGCGGCGCTTTCAATCTCTGTATCCTCCACCAGCAGCTTTGTATTTCTTGGCTACAAGCTGCGCTTTCCTTGCTGACCACTGACCTGCGCCAGTACCATGCGTTGCCGCTGCTTTGACCTGAGACACAATCTTCTTACGAAGGCTTGGTTTCGTGTAGTTTCCAGCGGCGTTGACCTTGCCACCTTCCGCATACATATCCACATCCTGTGGCTTGTCCTTGCGGTGAATAACCTTCTTCTTCGGCATCTTTGACTGGCTTATTGCGCCCATACCGCGAGAGGCCATCATGGTTAACAAATCTTTCCGCGTGTCTTGCCTTTAGTGGCGATACCATCTGCGCGTTTAGATGCAGAAGATGTCATGCCGCCTGAAGCCATTTTCTTAACTTCGCCACCGCGCTTCATACCCCGAGCAGCTAAATCTTTTTCTCCAGCGGCACGAATGCCTTTGAAGAACTTGGAGATTGGCATTTCAAACTGAGGCTTGCTGGTTGAGGCGGTTGGGGCAGAGCCACGACCTTCGTTGCTGTAGTCAGGATTTTTGGCTGCAACAGTAGAGCTACGGCCTTCATTGCTGTAGTTTGGATTCTTGACTGAAGAGGGACGTGTGCCACTGCCCACAGAAGACTTGGTCTTGGTTTTTGCCGCAGGCGTCGAAGACTTGGTTTTTGCCGCAGGTGTCGAAGATTTTGGCAAAACAACACCTTGATTACCAGCTTGATCGTTTGGCGCTGCTTTAGGCGCTGAAAGTGCTTTTAAAACACCAGCATTCGTTTCATCCATTGCTGATTGAGCGGGAGATGACATGTCCGCAGCCATAACCGAACTTTTTGTACGCGCATCGCTGGGCGCATAAGAGCTTGAATCTGCCATCTTGCCAGCGTCATCTTTACCCTGCTGCGACAACTTGTAGCCGATTGCGCCAAGCGCAGCCAAACCAGCCAAATCTTTGAGTTTTGCCATCTTGTACTCCTTAGCAGGCTTTGCCGCCCTTGTTCATCTTGATCATCTTGCCTTTGGTTTTGCCTTTGACCTCGACACCACCACCTTTAGCCATCTTCATGCCGTCTTTAGCCATGTCCATGCCTTTTTTCATTACAGGTTTGCCCATCTTGGAGGGCATCTCTGACTTGGCTCCAGCTTTTTTCTTAGCTATCATTGCCATAAAACCGGGGTTCATTTTCGTTGCCATAGATCCACCTTCTTTAAAAAGTTCCTGTTTACCTTGATTGGTTTTGGGATTGTTGATTGTT